AACCAACAACTTTAATAATCTTTGCATAGGGTTTAAACCATTCAATTGCATCGTTTACAACGGCATCTAAGTAATTATTTACATTGTGTTCAGGTCGAATGTCTTGTTTAGATTTTCTAAAATCGTAAAGTCCTTGCATCAAGCAAAAAGTATCGCCATTTAATAGCACATCGTTACCACCTTTAAGTGCTAAGTCTAAATGTTTCTTAAGTAATACTCTATCACATTTAGGGTTATCCCAATGTAAGTCCGATAACAATAATACCTTTCTTTGCTCAAAAGGTACTAAAAAAATGTGTACGTTGTTGTTCATTAGAATAAAAATAGCGTCACAATTATTGAATAAATAGTGACGTACCAACTATATTTTTTGATTTTCTTTTGGTCTTGTTCAATCTCGCATATCACAAATTCCAAATCACTTATCAAACTATCTTGAAATTCAATTAAAGTGCTATCCATTTCTATTCGCCTTTGATAAAGCAAATTTAATTCACGAGCTTTTGCACCTTTAATTAAATAGTAGTTTGCGTTCTTGACTGTCGATGAGTCGATGCAAATTGATTGTGCTATCGAGTAGTTTTGTTGAGTAAGGACTATCAAGAAAATACATAAATAACGTGTCATATCTTTTTTCTATTTTGATTTTTTCTTTATTGATGATTTTAATTTTCTCTTTGTACTCCACTTTGTAAGTAGTATCAACAAAGCTACGGGAAATATTAGAACCACCGCCCACATCACAAAGGAATGTCGCAATAGCTTTCAAGATAAGGCACAACACAACTAATTTCAAGCCCGTAACCAGCAATGACATCAGTTTTGCCGTCGATGAATGGTTCGGCTTTGGCGTTTGTTGACCACCCAATTGATTCTTCATAAGCATTTCTTTTTAATAGTGTTATAATGTCTTGTAAAATTAAAGCCGTGTCCGATAAAATTTCTATTAAGTTGGATTGACTTTCAAAATGTCGATCAATAACCAGCATCAAAAATTGGTAAGTTACTGTTTTCCCTTCAGAATCAAAGTCAAAACCATTCGGTACTAACCAAACTAAAGGGTAAAATTTCACTTCTTCTTCTGCCATTGCATTCTCACCGCAAACAAAGTTATTTATTTGCTTGTGGCTTTCTGATGCTACTTGGACTTCCTTGATTATTTGGTTTAGAGTCATTGATAAATTTTAAAAGTTTGGCTTCGTTTTTTTCCCTTACCTTGCCTTTAAGGTCGGATGAAATAATATCTTTCGTCGCAGTCATTGTTTGGTAAATAAATTCCTCCAAAAACTTGTACGTCCTGAGGGAAAATGGTATCACTTGTTGCACCACTATTCAAAAATAATGGAAATATATTGGTATTCGCAAGTAAATAATCACGCAGTCTATTTGCATAGTACTCAGCTTTATCCCTATACCTTCTTTCAATCATTGTCATTTCGTCAATAGTAATTGGCGTTGCATTCTCGCTATTACGACTTGCAACACTCTTATTTAGCATTTTAAACGTCATAGGAAGCATTGATTCGGTTAAGGTGTAATACTTTAAGCAAGGTGCAATATAAGTGTCTAAAAGGTTCGTATTATTAGCCGATAATGTACCCGCAAATGCTTGTGTTTGCAACTCATTATACAATCCACTACCAATGATATCACGAATATAAATTTCTTGTGATTCTTTGATTGCAGATTTGAGTAATTTATCATCAACATTCTCGTTGATAGGGCTATTATCTTTAAGATAAGTAGTGCTAATTAAATAAACAAAGTTTGTCATAATTTTTTTCTTACTAATTTACTATTCCAAGCGTGACGGCAATGGTTAATGTGTACGTCGGTGTCAGGTATAGTGTACCACCCACCTCTTTCTTTCCACACATCTCTATCAACACGGCTTGAAATCGTGTCAATTTCTGTGCGTGTGTAATATCTATTTAACCCTATCAATTGACGGCAAAAATCACGGCTTGTATCTATCAATTCAGGCTCTCCAGTAAAGGCAGCATCTAAACCATACTCATATCTTAACTCAATTTGAGTGTCTACACTTTTACTAAGTTCACGTGTACCTTTTTGTGAAGTTGAAAGTTTGCCATTGTCGGAATTAATTAAGCCATCGTCAATCATTTGAGTGATTGCATCCATTACCTTCTGAGCGTCGATGTTAACGTACTTTGCAATTTCGCCTACGGTTATACCATCGTTTGCATTTAAGATTTGTAGAATGGCAGTTTCTGATGCAGTTGCAAATTCAAATTTACAAAGTTCATAGTCATCTTTTGAAACTCCACACTCAGCAAATAAATTTAAAACATCTTGGTCGCTTTGCTTTTTAGACATTGCAACTTCTTCTACAATGGCAAAACCTAATTCTTTGCGAACTTCGTTTTTGTCAAGAATACCTTTTTCAAATAATAAAATATAATCTTGTCCAATTGGTGGCTTGTTAGTAGTTTTTAATTTAGCATCAGCCATATATTGAAATACCACGTTAAAAGACGAATCTTTTATTTTTTGCCGTGGTTCTATGTACGATGTTTGGAATAACTCGTAACCTTCGATTATTTCATTACGCTGACCTAATGTGCCAGGCGTTGCTATTCCAAAAATAACGGGTGTACTTACTCTATGCCCTACAAAGATTTCTTCTTGAACTTGGTCGTTCAGTTGTTGAAATTGTTTATCAAAGTCAGACGGTTGTAAGTTGGTAATTTCTGCAGGTTTTTCGTTCTGCTCATTATACATAATGATAAGACCACCACTTTCTTCAGCTTCTGCACCCTGATAGTTCTTTTTGAAACGACGTTTTGCAATTCGCATTTCTTCGGGCGTTGGTTGACCCTTAAACATTTGAATTACTGTCTGTGCAAAAAATCCATTTTTGATATTACTCAAATAATAGTTACCTATCTCTACGTCTATCTCTATATACTTTAAAGCACCTATATAACTTGGCAAAGGATATTTCCCTTGACCAGCTCTATACATTTTAAAGGCATATACTTGTTTATTTTCCCTTGTTGTAGGGTTAAATAAAGGATATTCAATTACGGCTTCACGGCTATTTGACCAGTCTTCTGAGTAATACGCACAATCTTTGCCTAATCTAACGTTCTGAAAGGGTAAATGATAAAGTTCTGCAATCTCTGTTTTGGCTTTGTTCCATATCACTTCAATATAATAGCCATCAAATAGTTCAAAATCTTGTGAAATCTTGGTATTAAACGACTCATAATCTTCAAAAGCATTGATATTTCTTAACTTGTCGAATGCTTTTGCCTTGTTTAGCGTGTCATCTGCATAAATTTCAAATGATTCACCAGCAATATAAGATGATTTTTGGTTAACAATAGCGTTATGCTTAGGGCTTTTGTTGTAAAGGTCAATCAATTTTTGAGGATATAAGTTATCCTCACCAAAAGTTGTGTACCCTTTTGTTTTATTTTCTTTAAATGTAGGCAAAGAAATACCAGCAAAAGAAAGTCGGTCGAGTGCGAACTTATTGTTTTCCATTGTTGCCAAATTTATCTACGCTTGTGAATCCCAATGTTAGAATAACAACCCATTCTACGCTTTCAATTAGTTTATCGGTGTTGTGGTAAACCATCGCCCCAATTAAAGCTAAACCACCGACAATGCCGATTAATCGCTTTGAGCTAAATTCGCCTTTATCACCTTTGAAGATTTCAAATATTTTCATAAATTGTTTGTTTTTTTTATATAATAACGGATGGCAAATAACCCCGAAATGATTGCCACTAAACCAGCCAATGCCGAAATAATAGGTTGAGCCGTTGTGCTTATTGATGCAAAGGCACTCACTACTGAAATTATGCTGCTACTATCGGCTGCCGTGTCGTTAAATTTTGTCATTTTTTTTGTTCTATTGTTTCTGAATACCCTTCAATAGCATTCAAGTAAAATTTAATCTCATATGAATATACTGCCAATAACGAATCGCTTTGCTTTTGTTGACGTTCCATTTTGTGCAACCTATCGCCCATTTTTATATTCTCATTTTCACACTTTGAAATAATGGCTTTCTTTGTATTCTCGGAATCATAGTAAAGATAGCCTACAATTAAAAGCATACAAAAAGCCACCGCTGCTATAGGGTTCTTTTTAAATTCTTCAAAGGATATTGGTAGGCTCATTATTATCCTATTGGTGGGAATGGTGGTTGTATTACTTGAAATTCTATTGGTTGTCCAAGAATTGGCAAAAGTGATTCATCAAATATAATATACCAAAATTGTGGTTGGTTTAATTCTGCAAAATTATAACTTATCCAATGTTTAGTTATATCCGTTGGTGTTTTTGGAATGCCGTAGAAAGTATCGCATTGCGTTTGTGCTGCGATGGCTTCGGTTTCTGTAGTGTATTGATATCCGTTAATAAATGCCATAGTATGTGTTTATGTTAGATTCTGCTCCGTCTATATTCGTTTGCGTAAATACAGATGTATATACAACAATTTCTTGAATATCTCCTAAAAATGAACCTCCCCCTGATGTGCCATCAAATGATCCTATTCTATTTGGATTTGCAAGTAAAGTATAAGGATTTAATACGCTATATGTAGATAATGATTGATTTACTCCGTTAATAGCAATTATACTATTGCCATTTGTTCTATGCGTTGACCAATTAGTCCATTGAAATGTGGCTAAATATTGTGTATTTGATGATTGTGTACTACTTGTACTAATACCAGAAATACCATATAAATCAGTACATGCTTGAGTTGATGCTGAATAATATTGTTGCCATTGTATACCTAAACCATTTTGAAGGCTTGTTCCTCCTTGAGATATAATTGAACCAAATTGACTTAAAGAAGTATTTCTATTTCTTGAAGTATGAAATAGTGTTGAACTTCCAGTAAAAGTAAAAATTGGTGTTGAATTTGTCAAAAATTGATTTGATGAATTTGTAAACTGCAAACAAGGTTTAGAATTTACATTTATAATACTCCCACTATTTACAATTTGTGGTTGTTTTGATGCCGTTGCTTGAGTTGCATTATTGCTGTTACCACTTTGGTCATACCAAGTTGTTACAAATCCGTTTGTGCCACTACAAAAGGTAGTTAATGCAGATGTATCTAATACATTATTTACAAATCCAATATCTTGTTCAGTATTATCACTTGACCGTCTTACACGAATAGCACTACCACTATATGCCGTTCTTAATTTACGAACTGAATACGCTGCTGCTGCTGATGGGTATAAATCTAATAACAATGGAGTAACACCACCTGAAATACTGGTATTACCTACACGAATACCTAAGCTAACACCAAACATTTTATTCGTTGTATAAAACGATTGAACCGCTTGTAAGCGTAATTGACGTTATGATTTGTTCTTCTGGCAAAGTGATGAAAATACCTTGCTTTAAAGTTACACCAGTTAAACCAAGTTGTGTCATTAAAGATGTACCATCGAAAGAAATCGCAGATACTACTGCGTCACTATTAACGACAAAGCCCCTAAATCGACCCGTGTTTGCTGATGTATTACTGATTACTTTGCAACCAGTAAAACCAGCCATAAATTCGTTTGAATTACTCATATATTTTTTCTATTAATGTTGGATTATATTCGTCTGTTGTTGTACTTGATAATTGAACTTTTAAAATTCCACTTTCTACTTGCTCATTTGCAAGTGCTGGATTTAAGTTTACACTTGAAGTTTGAGCGTAAATTTGATACATATACTCACCTTCAAAAAAATCGTATGTGTTTTCGTTAATAGAAAACTTATTATAACGCTCAGTAAAAGTGCTAACATCACTTAAAATAAAAGCATACGTTTTATTCGTTTGTCGATGTGTTAAATAAAACAAAAACTTTGGGTTGCTTATAGTGACCTTTTCTGTAAGTGTCAAGTACCAAAATTTTGTTTCCCCTTTAGTGATTAATAGCATTATAAGTATATTAGCAAATAAAGTAATTTGTTACAATAAAAAAGGGGTGACCTAAGCCACCCCCCACATATGAAAACAAGACAGAAATTTATATTCCTAATGTAGTCACTACGCTACTCTGCAGCTTGTATGGTTGTTCGATATCCATAGCCTGAAGTGTAACTTCATAACCAGTAGAATCACCAAACGCAGCA